GGAGATCCACTAAAATATTCTGTTGCTGTGAATGGAGCAGGGGTGGCAGATGCGGTATTGGAATGCATTGCGATAACATCACAATTGGTTTTACTACTAACCACCACTTTCCAGTTTCCAGAACCTGAAGTTGACGATCCAGATGATCTAGAATGCCAATCAATGGGAGTGAACGTTAATGGCGAAACATATCCCCCAATCGCGTTCCCCTGAACTGCAATTCTAAAAATATAATCTTGATCTTGTTGTACAGAATAACTTACTGTCTTTGACTCTACCGTGGTTGAGTCTAAAGTATTTGAATGAGATCCACCAGAACTAGGTGATATTGCGTCTGTACCTGCTAGACCCCAATTACCTGAGGCCGTTGAAGAAACCTCTTGACCGAACGTTGTACCGTAAGTAGAATCTACAGATCCTCCGGTATCAATGGGTGCAAAAGTTCCGCTAAAATTATAGTAGTTACCAACATAGTTGGCGGTATAATTTGCAGCTCCAGTATAATTACCAGAATAGTAACTTACACGTGTACTTTGAAAGTCGACATCTCTTACATAATCACCAACATAATTACCAGCATAAGTTGCTGTGCTATTCTTTTGATAATCAATATCTCTTACATAATCACCAACGTAATCGCCAGCATAAGTTGCTGTGCTATTTCTTTGATAATCAATATCTCTTAGATAATTACCAACGAAATTGCCAACATAATCACCAACAGACGTTGCTGTGCGAGTGCTCTGAAAGTCGACATCTCTTAGATAATTACCAGCGAAATTACCAGTATAATTTTCTATTGCAACCTGTGTGCGATTTCTCGTATATGTTTCTGCGACGGTAGCAGTAGAATTTCTTTGATAGGAAACAGCGCCTGCATAATCGCCAACGAAATCTGACCCTTTAACATAATTTACTGACGCTATATAATTGCCAACATAATTCCCAGTAAAATTAGCAACAGAGTTTGAGGCACTTGTGGTTACATAATTTCTTATGGAAGTATAGTTTCCTGTGAATGCAGCAGTGTATGCTGCAGTGCTTTCAGTTTGGTAATTAATCAAACCAGAGTAATCACCAATAAAATCTGAAATATAATTAGCAGTGCTGGTAGAAGTAAAATCGCCAGTATATTCTGCAGTATAATCTTCTACATCTGTAGCAGTACGAACTGATGTGTATGGAACATCTAAAAGATATGCGTTCGTATAATTACCTTCAAACGCTGCAGCATAAGCAGAAGTATAACCTCCCTGAGCTACTTCTTGCCGTGTATCTGAAACATTACCTAGCGAAACCCAAGTGCCGCCTACTGGTGCACCTTCTGTTGCAGAACGTATCTGATATCTACCAACGCCACCTTGTGCAATTATTTGTTTTACTTTTTCGCCAAGAGTCTCACGAAGTTGTGTTTGATTTAATCTTTGTATGCCTTGATACGTGCCGCCATTACCGCCCGACCGTTTTAGACTTGCTGGTAGATGAGTAGTAGTTGGCGCGTTTGAACTTTGTCCAGTGGTTCTAATATAAAAATTATAACTGGTTGAAGTGCCATCTATTCTCGTGTCAACGAAGGCATTTGCTTTGTAGATTGTCCAATCTGCACCTGGACTGCTCGACGCTACTCTATAGGTGCCTGGATATTCATTTTCTATAATTGTCTTTGATAAACGATTTGCTAGAACATATAATTCATTATCATCAAATTCTTTAAGACTGTTTACACCACCTGCACTATCTTCCCAACCAACTAAACCTCTGAAATTAGAATTAGTTTTGTCTTGTGCTCCATCTTTAATGTGGTAATTGTAGACATTTACGTCTTGCTGTATATCTAATGCAGTACCGCCAACAGGAGTTGTCTGAATCGTGTTGGTAAATGCGCCAATTCCAGTTGCACCTAAACTACTTGCGGCAATAGAACCTATAGAAGAACTGTCAGTGAGAGATAGATGTAACCCAGCCTCATATGCAAGATACCGTTCATCGATTTCTTGAAATGCAGTTAGATCGCCGTTAGAGTTATCTATTTTTACGGGGGTTGATGCGCGTCCCACTATCTACTCCAAGTTATGCTGGATTCAATAAAGTGCCAGCAGAGTCATATACGTCTATTATTCTACTATTTAGTTCGTTTATCGCAGCGATTACGCTTGATTTATTTGTAGTTGTCATAGAAGCAATCACACCAACGTCTGAATCTAATTCATTAATAGCAGCAGCATGATCAGATGCAGCAGTAGTTAGAGCAGTTCCAGTAACTAATGTTCCCCCAGTAACAACGTTACCCGAAATATTTGCGCTGTCGTTAAGATCTAAAGGTCCATCAATAGTAGTTGCATCTAAAGTGGTAGTTGTAGCATTTAATGTTGATGGTGAACTAACACCAATTGCTGTTCCATCAATATTACCACCATTTATATCTGCGGTATCCGCTATCAATGAATCAATATTTGCAGTACCATTAATATAAAGGTTACGCCATTGTTGTGAGTTAGATCCAAGGTCGAAAGAATCATCAGTATTAGGTATAACACTTGAATTGATATCAGCATTTAATACGAGATTATCAGTATTATCATCACCAAGAGTTACCGTACCAGAAGATCCCGCTTTAAAATTAACAACTCCGTCGACAGTAAGTGTACCATCGATTTGAACATTACCGCCAACGTCTAAGTTGCCAGTAACATATGCACTATCATTAACAAGTAAAGAACCGTCTAAAGTGGCACTGTCTAAGGTAGTCATCCCGTCAACATTTAAATTGCGAGTAACTTGTGCGTCACGATCAACAGTTAAGTCATTACTGATATCAACGTTATTATTGAAGTCTGCATTACCAGATTCAGACATATCAAACGTAAGAGCAGTAATAGTAACTCCGCCATCGTTACCCTGAATTTTTAGATCACCATTGGATATTGCAGATTTAAGTAATAAATTGTTACCAGTCTTGAAAACTCTTCCAAACTCTGTACCGCCATCTTTTAAGACTACATTGCCACTATTATCGGCGTCAAGCGTAATAGTTCCAGACGCATCAAGTAAGGCGTCCCCAGTAACATTTGTCGTAAAGTTACCACCAGAAGTTTGAGTAAACGTACCTCCAGAAGTTTGTGCGATAGTAGTTCCGGCAACTAGACTGTGAGAAGTACCAGCAGAATCTGTTATTGATCCAGTAACGTCAGTTGTTTGATTTCCGGAGATTACAACGCTGTGATTAGAACTAATGGTCTCTGTTAAACTGCCTGTTACATCAATCGTATTAGCAGAACCTAAACCATATTCAAATCTTGCAGTGCCGCCATCTTTAAAATCAATGTTGCCGCCATCAGCATCTAACACTATGTCACCAGCAGCATCTAATGTTACAGTATGTCTTGGGAAATCTAGTTCAACAGTGTTTGCTGCACTATCCCAAGTAAGTTGCATATGAATAGCATTACCTTTCTTACCATTGACGATGAATAAATCACCACCATCGGTGCGTAAATAAAGGTCTGAGTCTGCTTCACGAACCCGATAATCCAACTCGAGTATTGCGCCAACAAGATCAGAATCATTATGTAATGATGGAACCCAACCCCATTTGGGATCGACTCCAGAATCTAGTCTTGTCTTATCGCCGAGATCATCACCGATCTGATTTACTTTCCTACGAAAAGTATTAATACTATCAGTCAGATTTGCTTCTGTCGGTCTTGAATATCCGTAAGGGTTCGCCATTATAGTTTCTCGAGTATCCTGGTTAATGTATCTTGAATATTGTCAACCTTTTGCTCTAGCATATTTACTTTATTCTGTAATTGTTTTTTAGAATCAGCTTCTTGTTTTCTCTTTGCCTTTCTATCACGAGCAAGTTGTGCTTCGTTCTTATTTATAAATACGATTGCGCCGGTTTCCGCGTCTTTATAATAATTGCTTTCTTCTTTAATACTATAGAATTGCCTAGTCATATTACACCTTAATCTATATACGCATTAGCAACAAATTCACGGATTCTGGGCACTTTAATATTATTTGATGACCTGAAAACAATCTTAAATTGTGCTATGTTAAATGCAGTTAATTCTGATTTTTCATATACAAATTCTCTGAAATCATTAGAGTTTTCAGTTTTGGGTATAGTCCCCTTTGGAGTTTGTAATGTCCAATCAACTTCTTTTATTGGTGTGCCTGATTTAACTGTTGTTCTGTAATACAAATCAAAGTTTGCGACATTAGGACAATTCGCTTTTAAAGATATTCGCAATCTTGTAGCGTCCTCTACCAATTCTAGTGGTACAGTTATGTGTTTCGCTGCTGCTGATCCTCTAGTAGCATCAGTTTCTGCAAAATATGCAATAGGTATATTATTACCTGCTGAATTCGCACTGGTATATGTTGATTCAGTATCAGAAGGACTAGATGCTATTTGATTATCGATTTTATTATTACTAAAATCTATTGAACATCTCTGCAAGTCAACCTTTGGAGTGACAAAGTCACTATTAGATTTCAAATTAAGTTTTAATTCTACAGATTTAGCAGCTCCGCCAGTAACATTCGCTGCTTCTAAAACTGGGTTTGCTATCATCGATGTCCTATCAAGTAGGTATCTATCTTTATGATTTACTCTCAAAGCAACGGTATCTTTAACAAACCGTGTTTCTTGTCCAGCAAAAGATCTTCCAGAAATTAATTTAATATCACCAGTTAAACTACATCCTCTCGGAACGATGTTATCGAATTTAGGTGTCATTTCTGTAAATTGGAAGTTCTCTGTCGCTTTAACTACAGTCCCGCCTTTAATTGTTGTGGCAGTAGCAGTAGTTGGTGCTTTGAACGTATATCCTGAATAATCAGCATTAACGATCGTCTTGCTTCCCATTAAATTGGCACCAGTAATGCCAGCATAAACTGTAGAAGAATCAAGTCCTGAAATAATAACTGCGTCACCCCGATGATGCCCGTGTCCGTTATGAACAACCCTAACATCTGAATCGCCAGAAATAAATCTAAGCGGATCTCTTGGCAATAACTGAGATTGAATTGCAGCATTATTTAATTCTAATGTCGCTTCTTTCACGAATTTTGCTCTTGTTAAACTATACATCAAATCAAAATTTCGTGAAGGTTGCCAGTTCTGAGAATTTTGGGGTTTAAAGAATAATCCGTTATCATTACTTTGACTGATTTTTCTTTGAGTTGATCCCACACAAAATTTATCTACTTCACCAACATAGATACGATACCCGTTAGTATTGGGAGAAAGTATACAGATAGCATATTCTTCTCCTCCGTTAAGATAAACGGGTTCATCAAAAGTAAACGTTGTTGGCAATGCTTTTATTTGTGCTAGTGTTGGTCCACTCGGGTGAGCGGCACTAACCGATACTGCTGTTGATCCATTAACTAATTTTTCAGAACCTGAAATAATCTTAGATGATGGTCGACCGTTTTCAACTGGACGAATTTGGATTTTGACAGGTTTAGTAGCATCAATTGTATCAAAGTATAATTTAACATCCGTTATATAAACACCTTCTGATTGATCAATATAAAAAGTTTGTGCCATAGGATCAAAAGTCGAACTTCCTGTCTCAAAGTGGTTCGGGTCTCTATTATCTTTCGTTTCTGTTCTACGAGGATCAAGTTCACCAATGTTTGAATGATATGCATCAAAATATTGAGTAACATCTTCTGTTGACGCAGTAGAAATGTTACTTATAGAATTGGTTGCATTATAATTGACTGCCTGCTCTGAGGTAACTTCCTCTAGGCCATCTGCATTAGAAGTATTTGTTCCTGCACCAGTTTGAGTGAGATTTAAAGCACCACCATCTATCGCGCTGTTAGCACCGTAACCACCACCTGAAGTGTAAGAAGATGTTCCTTCTACAATACCACCTTCAGATACGCTGCCGATTACACCGTCTCTTGTATTGGCCGCAGTATATCCATCAGAAAGAACGAGTGCTTGGACAGTTTCTATTTCACGGTCTAGTAAAACAAGATTCTCTGCTTTAAGTCCGCTTGCTTTCTGGTTTGTTACCGTTGCATTATCACCAAGAGCAAAATTAAAGAGTCCGTCGTCTGCTCCCTCAAAATTAAGTAATGATGAAGTTACTCGAGTATGAGGAGTAATGTCTACGTCTTCATTTATATTATCGAAGTTTACTACATCGCCGCCATCATTACCACCAATTGTAACCGTAGTTGCAACACCATTAACATCAGACGTTGTACTAGTTAATTCATTAGAATATGTAAGCAATCTAGTAGAAGAAACTGTTTTTTCTTCAAGTCGTAAAGTTCCTTCTGCTGTGTAAGCCATTTCTGCTTTACAAGTCCAACTGTTATTGAAAGATTGAACATCTAACAGCGTAAAGATTTGAGTTCCAGTTTTAAACGCTTGCCCTGCTTTATTTGTGTTTACTCGATACTCAATATCATTTTCATCATTAAACGGAACGGACTCAACTGATTGAGATATTTGACACGGAATATAGAAAGAACCAATCAATGCTCCAGTGTTATCTGTAACCAGAGCAGTAGTCCCGTCTGGATGCTCTGTTGCATTAGCATTTGTGTTAGATATGTCTGCAGTTACGTCAGAACTAAGAACAAAAGTGGATTCTGCACGACACCAATTACTAACTGGTTGTTTTCCGAAATAAGCATATACTGTAGTATTTGGTTTAAGACCTTCTGCTTTAAAGTAAATCTTTCTTGCTCGCATCCAAGGAGTAATAACAACTGAAACTTCTCGAGTTCCAATCGTTTCTAAAATTACTTCACTAGAAATAATCTTAGTATTATAATTGATCTTAACATATTGTATACCGGCGTCATGTTGACCTACTACTTCTCCGCTAGGAACAGGAATCCATTCTACTTCAGGAGTTACAAATACAGCTTCTTCTCCTTCTTCCAATTGAGAAGTATCTTCGCCAGTCCAACCCCAAACATCTTCTTGATAAAGAGAACCTTCAGCGGGAGTAAACTCTCTTCCGTTGTCGACAATCTTATCAGGAGTAAACATAGTTTGTTTCCAATCGTCCGTCTCGGGACTTAAAACTATGGTTCCTATAATTTCAGGAGAAACATATGGATTGAGCAGCATAGAAGATGACGCTAGAGGTTGACTAATATAATCAACGCTCTTATAATCGAGCATAGCATAGTCACCAATAAACTTACAAGTTGAAGTATTAGTATTCTTGATCAACCTGATATTTTCTACATTGAAAGAAGGACGTAATTCTCTTTTCTTAGGATGAATCGACGCTCTATAATTTGCATCAGTTGTATCTGCTTTACTGTTGTTAACAAATTCATCAACTAAAAACCCTGCGGAAGTAAGAAGACCACCATTACTGTCTAAGACAGCACAGTTTTTTGCTTTTAATTCAGATAAAGAAAGTTCAACTTCTTTTTGGAATAAACTGAATCTCTTATCGAGTTCAGCAATATCTCTCATAGTATATCTTCTATTGTCAATTGGTTTTATTAATGAAGTATCTCTTGGATTCAACATATTACCATTGACAATAAGTTTGTACAATTCGAGCGTGTCTTCTGGAGTTTTTCTAAACTGCGGTTTTCGAGCAGGTTTACCCCTAACATATCTGAAGACACCATCAATACCTATGACTAATTTATCTGCACGAGGGAGATAGTAGGACACAGGAGTAGTGATGTTTGTACCTTGTTTGGGAACATCAAATTTATTAGAGTATGTTCCGTTAACATAATCAGGTCGGAAGTCGACCATATCTCTGGCACTAACAGATCCGCCAGTTTCTTCTAAGTATGATGGTATTTGTGCATAGTTCAAAGAAGAATAAGAATTTACAGAGTAATAATGTCCGCTCGCTCCTCGCTGTAAATAGTTAAATCCGGCATAAACGGGACCAGCATATCCTTTTAAGTTGTCTAAACGACTTTCGCCGTAATAAGCATCAAAAACATTACGGTTGAATTTAAAGTAGTTAGAAATATCCTCACCAGAAGCACTGTCTTTAAGTGAAGTTATTTCATAAACGTCTGGATATCCAAGAGGGAAATCTGAATCAGCGGTTATTGTTCCAGTAGCAGTTGCAGCAACCTTCGTCTTTGTCTTCGGTGTTGCATCAGCAACATCCATATAAGCAAAGATGTCATAGGTTTGACCCGCGAGCAGGTTAGTAATTGTAGCAGCTGTTGAATTGTTTGTTACTGAAAACGCTCTAGTATTAACAGCAGAGTCAGCACTTGAAACAATCCAATCATTGGTGTCAGTAAATGTATAATTACTGAACGGTTGGTTAATAGTAATTTCACCGCTACCATTCGCAACTTGTGCAGGAAAATCTCTTTGTACAGAATAAGTTACATCAGTATTTACAGCGTCGCCGGTTCCAAAAGATTGTGCTCTTGGAAGATTAAGTTTAAACGATAACTTTCGTCCGGTTGTTGAAGAGATTAACTTAGTGCTTGAACCAATTTGTACAGTGTTGAAAAAATCAGAAGTTCCAGTACCAACACTTTTAACATTTCTAAACCCATCCCCAGTAGATAGAGAAGCACCCTCCAGGTTAATTAAATGCAATCGATAGTTTCCTGCTGGATCTTCTTCAAGTTGTCTGACTGCAGCAGTCCCAAGAATAGTTCCTGTTCCGCCAACTGCATCATATAGATTTACTGATGAGTAGAATGAAGGCAGATTTTTATTATCTGTAGCATTAACAGTTACATATTGCTCATATCCAATAGAAACAAACTCATTTGTTTTAGTTTCTATTGCAGTAGGTTTGTCAATAATTAATTCTGTAGGATGAGTGGTTTCACAGCGATATCCTTTAACATACGAAACGCCCTTTGAAACAGTAAGAAGAAAGTTATTTTCTGCCAATGTAGAACCAGCAGAGTCAACATTACCGAGAGTAATTCTGTAAGGATTTAAACTATAATCTCCAGATTCTTCAGAGGTTCTCTTTGCTAACAGATGATTAATTTTGAGCGTATCATCATTACTAGCAAATTTAGTAATTACACTTTGTTTTACAGAACAAAGTTGTATGTAAGAATCATCAGGATTTGTGAACGACTTATCGATCAAGATCAGTCGAATTCTGTATCGATCTGCTCCAGGAGAAGATAAGTTTGGCGTTCCACCTTGATTATCATAAAGAGATGTTGTATCTGATACGGTAACAATATCTTGAATTAATTGAAACCCTACTTCCCCTGTGAATAAAGGAGTATATTTAGAGAGAATAAGATGCTGCCCAGGAACGTTAACAAGATGCCCTGAAACGAAGAAGTCGCCTTCTGTAGTTTGTATTGAACAACCTTTTCCAACAGGAGGATTAAGAGGGTCTGTCCCTGCACTTTCTACAGTAATTGATCCAGCACCGCCTGAAGATGTTAAAACCTCTCCTTGTGTAAACCGTATACCGGAATTGGTTGCTGTTTGAGTACCGTCATCAATATATTTAACATAGAACGTAGCAGGGTCAACACCATTCGGCAAAGGAGCAACATATTGTAAGACCTGTGCTTGCACACCACTAGTTGCGCCAGTTAAAGTTTTTCCAATATGAGAAATTGTTGGTTGTCCACCTTCAGGATTAAGTCTTACATATTCATACGCGCTATTAATCGCGGTTCCGCCAGGATTAACCATAGAACCATTTTTAAATAGATTAGAACCAAGACGAGCGATTTCTGCCTGAATGATTGATTGCATTTCATTCAATTCTCTCGCTTGGAGTGCTCTACCTCCATGGAAAAGAACTTTATGATACGCTCTTTCTTTTTCCCAATCGTCGTTGTAGGTTGAACTAAATGAATTAGATGTAAAATTAGTAGGCATACTTCGTTCCTAGAATCTTATGACAATTTTGAGGTCTTCGGTTTGTTGCGAATTTCTATCAATCGCAGCGCGGTTATCAGTATATAACAAATCACCACTAAATCTATCTATGTCTGCTGCAGAATCGAAATTTGAACCTAATAATATTGCACTAACACCAGATCCATTGCTAATAGTTTCTGAATTGACAAACTGCGTAAATCCTGTTGAATCGTTCTGATGGTACCAGATTTTTGTATTAACGTTATCAGAAAAATCAACAAATGCTTTTGCACCAGAAGTAGCTCCAGTTACAGTGTCGTCTTCTTGAAACGTTCCGCCAGTCAAATTTGAGTAGACTAATTTTTTAAGAAATAATCCTGTCGTCGTAGTAAAGTTTGCTCCGCCAGGAGTTTTTGGATTTCGCATTAAAGAAACTTGTCTAAAATCATTAGAAGCAAGGATGGTGTCGTTTTCGTCGTTCTCAAGTTTGACATTAAACATTGCTGATAATGCGCGTAAATCTTGAGTGGCGTCACCACCAATACCGAGAGGAGGAGAAAAGATTGGTCTAACTGTACCAGTTCCGCCACCCGCAACTACAGCATTGGCATAATCATAATCTCTTCCAAAATTCTTATCGCTATTTGTGCTATCGTCAACAGTAACTTTAACGATATTACCATTGGCATCAATGGTAGCGGTTGCTGCAGCGCCAGTTCCGTTTCCTACAATAGAAACTGCCTGAGTAGAACTCGCGGGATAAGTGCCGGCACCATTCGAAACAATTTCATATCCTACGATAGATTTCGGATGGTTTGCCGCAGCATCATCTTGAATATCTTTCTGTTGTGACTCTGTTGCTTGAGCATAAGAAACTGCTGAGTCTATGAAAGCAACAGGTATGAAATTTGTTGAGACATACTTATTAGCATCACTACTGCTGATGTTATACAAAAATTTCCAAACATAACCATCACTAGTGTCAAAAGGTAACACTGATGTACCAGTTGGTTTAATCGTAGATCTAGTAGATTCTCCTCCGCCATCTTTACCTTGTTGCAGACAAATGTAAACATTATTTTCATCTGTCATAACATAATATCCGTTTGTTGGGACATTAGCAACGGCATCAGAAAACGCGGGATAAATGGTGTTTGCTATCCAGTCGTGCCTTGGAATAACATAAGAGAAATTAGCAATAACTTTTGCAGATTGTAATGCCAGTCTTGTATCTCTCGCATTTCTGAGCGATTGAAGCGCATCATTTACAAGAAAATCGGGCGCGTCGTCCGAAGCATTCCAGTCTTCTGATCGACCAATCGCCATGTAATAAGTATTAGAAGCAGAATCTAAGAAGTCTGTCTTTAACTTATCCAGCATGAACTGTTTAAATTTATTTGTGACAATAGCAGTCATTTGTTATTCTCTCCGTCTATTAAGACCATGATATGTTAGGATGTCCAGCATTTACTAAGCGCCATTTACTCGATTGGTTGTCCCACATTAAGTGTGCAATTGCAGAGTCGAGCAACATTTGTGTTCCTTCATGAAAAGTTCCTGTTACTGTCACTCTAAAATTACTACGATTATTAATATACTTAATTTGCCCCTCAATAGTTCCGCTAGGAAGTGTCGCTGCAGAAACGCCAGAATTTACAGTTTGAGTGCTGAGTGGTTTATCGCCATCGTATGTTCCACCAGAAACTGTCTTATGATCAAAATCTAATGCAATTTTTTGACCAAACAATACCGCTTTATTTCCTTTACCACGTAACCTAAGATTGATATCAGAATCTGTTCCTGAAGGAATCAAATCAATATCGTTACCACTAACTGAGTTACCAACAGCAAGGACATTAACAATATTCCCTCCTTGGTTATCAAGGAGAAGCATATTCTTACCAAGATCGTTCTTAATATAACCTTGTATCAGAGGGTTATTTAATTCTGCAGAATCTAATGTTTTATTAGTTAATGTTTGTGTATGTGCCTCAGTTACTACAGTGTCGTCGCCCGTTAATAGAGGCAAAGTAATAGTTCTATCTGCAACCAGTTCAGAACCTCTTACTTTATAATAATGATTCTCAGATAAATCCCCGATCAATGGAGTTAATAGTGTGGCAGAATCTAATGTTTTATTCTTTAGCGTTTGCACCGCAGAATCAAGGACAAAAAAGTTTGTGCCAGAATCAAAGGGTATTAATGTAAAAGAACTTGAGGACGTAGGGTTTTGAGCGCCAATAGAAATCGTATTTCCTGAAACACCTTGAATTTTAATTTCGTCACTATCGAATTCGATTCGCGAAGACAAGACATTTGCTGTGCCGAATTTCTCATAAATTTCTTGGAAATTCGCATTGATCTTGTTCGCGCCAGATCGTAACGTATCACCCGTTCCATCATTTGCTGCCGAACCTGTATTGATAATCTCGCGTGTCATTTCTTATTCCAATTGATTACTGATTTATTTATATGTTTTTACTTAGTTGTCGCTAAAATCATAAAAACTTTTCTTCGACGGAAATAGTCCTGTTATCCCTGAATCTACAGAGAAATCTAATCTGCCTCCACCTGCTTCGCCATAATTTGTAGAATCTTGAGAGAAGTCTGGGTAGTAAACTTGCCAATCGCTATCTGCGCCTGTGTGACCGCTTGCAACACCGCTATAATTTGGATCTGTTGTACTACCTATAACATATCCATCAACCATTTTTAGCAAAGAAGGATTGAATCTGTCTAGTTGAAAAAGAGTCGCTTCGCCAAATCTTCTAATAGAAGTTTTTTGCGGATCTAGACGAACGCCGCCGCCTATTGAAGTCCACCTTGATCCAGTGTATGAAGAGTCCCATTCAGAGTATGAATTGTTCGCTGTAAAAGTAGTAGCGTTCATCATATTAACATCAACAAACCCTTCATAGATTGGTATCGGAACGTCTTGCAATCCTGGGTCTGGCATTTGTTGTAGACCAGATGCCGGAGTTATTTGAAAAGTATTGTTGTCGATTAATATTTGTGTTTGCTGACCAAAAAACCCTTCTCCCGTAAGAGCAATCTCTGCACCAAGATAAAAACCAGAAGGATGAACGAAAAGTTTGTAGATTTCTTTCCATTTGGAAATAGGTAATCCAGTTTTAATTAAGATAGAGAATGTTTGATATAATTCATCATTGGTGATAAATTTGCCATCTGCTGGTCCTAATTTCGAAGACCCTAATGTAAATATATCCTCTTTTGGATATCGAATCTCAGGGTCAATGCCAAAGAACATTCGAAAAAATTGTTGAATCGAATACTTGGTTCCTTTCGACCTATAAAGGGTATTAGAGAATTTTGCTGCTGATCTTTTATCAGTAAATCCTTCAAAATAAGATTGCCCCAAAAGAAGTTCGTCTTCAAGAAAGACAAGTAATCTAGAATCAAGAGTTGTAATATCTCTCGTTTGAAATAAATGATCAAGCAATTCTGTTGATTCATTATTTTCTAAGACAAATTCATAATACTTTTCAAAGAGACTAAACAGTTTTGGATAAGTTTCTGGAAAGAAATCAGGAAGAATCTCTTCAATTCTTCTATCGCGGAACGTTAATTCTCTACGATTTATATCTTTTAAAGTAGAATGAGCCATTTATTGTGAACTCACTATCAATCCACGGAAAGAAGATTCAGTCTCATCGTACTGTAATATGCTTTCTCTAATCGGAGATATCGCTGCCTGATTTGCAGGCACTGCTATAACTTTAATATAATCAACGCCGCCAGGAATCGATTCTGGTGCAAATCCAGTTAATGTTATCTTACCGCTTCCTTCATACGATCCAATATTGTCTATTACTGGAGACTGTGTAGATAAATCAATAATTTGTATCACGTTTGTCTTCAATTTATTTCTTAGGATACAATTTTTATTTTGGAAAGAAAAGGTTGAAGATGTTATACTGTAATTGATATCATCAGCACCTTGAATTTCTACAGGGAAACGAACAATGTAATCTTGAGCAGTTCCTAGTTTTGAAGTAGTTGTCACTGAACGATCGTTATTTGTTACTGTTACTTGGGGTATTAGTCTTTGATGCATCTTCACTGCAGACTTAGAAGAAAGAACTGCTGAACTAATTTCATCAACTAATGTTAACATATTTGACCGTCGAAAAGATTGTCCAAATTTTCCTACTGCCGAAGCGAAATACTGTTCTACTTCTGTTCTTACCAAATCTTGCACTGTGTTCAGAGA